TCGGTAACGGCCAACCGCATAGCCTCCATGCTGACATCTTTGGGTACACCCAACCGCTTTCTCGTCTCCTCTTTCAGCGCAGTCCATACTCCAGGCTGAAGATATTTTTGCACTTGCCGGGCCATCTTCCTGGCATCCAACCCTCTCGTTACTCCGTCTTCAACAATAACCTTAAGTGCATTTCTGGCTCTCTGGCTTGTGCGCCATACCCGGTCTGATAGTTTTAGTCCATCTGGACCCGTGCGTGCTAAAAGTGCCAACACCGCCCTTTCATTTATTGCTGCGAACATCCACTTGACTTCGGGGGCCTTCCATACTCCTTTTGCCAGACCAATAAACGTCTGCTGTGCTGCATCGGTGGACGCCTTTACGGCAATGTGTATCCCTTTGTTTATAGCCCTGAGCAGATCATCGTTAATTTGCCTCGCTGCTTCATTTAAAATCTTATGCATTTGCTCAAGATGCGAATACCGCAGGGTACCCGGTGTAGTTTTGGATATTTCGTCCGCTATCTGTTTCGCAACCCTTCTGTAAATTTTTTTTATTTCTCCAGCCGTGGCAATTTCGCCTTCATCAAGCCTTTTTCTGGCCCGCTTCATGTATTCGGCAAATTCTTTATTCTTGGCTGCATTCATCCAGTCCTCCGTACGGATGTACTTGCCCATACTTATTCACCTTCTTCGCTGTCAAACAGCGCATCCAGCCCTACCCCGTCTTTTACCCTGCTCAGGAAAGCCATAGACTTTGCTACCCTTCTTCGCTCATCTTCCTGCGCATCTGCATCCAGCCACGGCAGCATTGAAGGCACAAACTCCCTCAAAAAATCAGCGGCCGATTCCAGAGAAATAAGACCCGATTCTACGGCTGCTACTAAACCATCCACAAGCGTCTTTATCGTCTGTGCTATACCCTGCTCATCTCTCGGTGTAATCTCGTCCCAGTCAACGGTTACGGCATAAGTGTCCAATTTCCGCCTTTCTACTTTAGACCACATTGCCAGGTACATCGACGCAAGCTCGATATACGGCTCTTCAAACATTGCCCTCTTCCTGCGGATCTTCCGGACCAGCGGAACCATCTGCTCCGATACAGATGCCTTGGAGGATTGAACGGCCGTGCCAAAAGCAAATTCTGGCGTCTCACTGGCATCAACGATATTGAAAAAGAGGAACTTAAGCAACGTTGTTATGCCTTCAAGTCCCTGGTCTGCGGTTATAAACTCTATGTCATCCCCCTGCTGCATGAAAAAGATTTCTTTGTTGTCGAATTTGATTTTCCCTCTCTCGATTTCCTCCCTTGAGAAGTTATCCTCAATAAACTTCTGTACATCCTGGAGCTTCATCTTTACCTTGGGCCTGGAGAATAACTTAGCACCCTGAACAGAAAACAGCATTACATCATGGTATGCTTTCATAAACGGCTCAATCGGCTCTAAATCGGAGGACCCGAAAAGCTGATAGTCCTCTGCCTCATTTTTAAAGTGGACAATCGGTATAAAGCCCCACGGGTTTTCGTATGTCCCTTCTATCCTGCGCCTCACATCCTCGGGTGCACTGCCCTCGATTGTTATCTCTCTGGCTGTCGGTGTTATCACTTCGACAACCTGATAGTTGTATCTTAAGCTGCCGTCCCTGTCCCTGTTTTCTACCGGCGTCTTAATAACGACCTCCATGTATCCACCGTTCAGCGGATCCGGGATAGGTGTTACCCACTCTGGCGGTATAAGCTGCATGTCGAACACTTCCTGCATATCAAACCGGCCCTTTGTGCGCACTATCCTGGCAAACACATCCCCGTCACGCAACGTGTTCCTATTTATGCGGATCATCTTGCTGCTCCATTTGTCAAATGTGGTTTCAAGCTCCATGTTTGCTTCTGAGTCCTCATGTTTGAAATGCGGTACACCCATAAATCCAGCAGTGGTATTGATGACCGGCCTTGCAAATGAAGCACCCAGCTTATACCTGTCGTCCGTGTTGTAATACAAAGCCCGTGCAAGCCTGTAATCCACTCTGCTGGAATCCAACCTGTACTGTGCAGTTAAAGGACCTGTCACCAGCATGTTGGATATCGTCCTCAAAACCGATATCTCGCCCACTATTTTGGCTATCTGTTTCTGAAAAAAGCCCTGCTTTTTAGCCATAAAAACTTGCCTCCCTGAGCAGATCTCTTATCCTTTCGTCAACTGGGTTCAGCCCTGTACCAGCAAATGCAAGCATTAAGGCATCAGCTTTGTCTGGAGACGGCAGTCCACGCTTACGCATATCTTCCTTGCTCTCGATCTGAATGCGGCCTCTGCTGTCAAATTTGTACTTCAAGCTTGCAAGCTGAGAAGCTAATTCATCATCAGGTGGTATAGCAATATCACCTGATTGAAATCGCTCCCGCAATCCCCAGTACCATTCAGCACGTTTATTTGCAAAGCGTTCTTTGTCATAAGCTGTTTCGCTTGTATTCATCCCCTGAACAGGATATCTCTGCTCCCTTAGCCTATCCACCACACCTGCACCTATGCCGATTTCGTCTACTTTAGCCACAGAAGCCCCCGTTTGCCTCAACGCATCTATAACCCTGCCAGTAATCTCCATCGTATTCTGGCCGTAAACTTGAGCAACTATTGATGCTTTATTGCCTCTACGCACCACAATAACTGTGGAGTCCGAACCGTATCTTGCAACGTCTACTCCAAGCTCTATCGGTCCACCGTCCTGCTCTGTATGCCATCTTTGTTGTGCCGCCTCTATCCATGCCAATGGAATAAGCGTATCATCACCTTGTTCTGGGAATTCCCCGAGTACCCTGCTGTACCACAGTGGGCTGGTCTCTCCCCATTTAAGACGTTTATCCTCTACCCATTCCGGCGTAACTAAATAAGGCCGGACAATTTTTCCGGCCTTCAAATTTGGACTGTCAAAAGCGCTAATGTGTATTTTATGATAAAGTGGTGACCTAAAAGCATTATAAAACTCCCCAGACAATTGTGTTGGGTTTCCTATAAGAAGCAATTTGGCTCCGGTACTGGTCAAAAATCCTTCTGCGGCATCAAAGATATACTGTTCAACACCACTTGCCTCATCCACAATAAGCAAAATGTCTTCTGCATGGAAACCCTGGAAGCGCTCCGGTTTATCCGTACTTAGCCCTAGAGCAAACCATTGTTTGCCCAGCTCTATTTGAGTTTGTAATACTTTACCTCCGAGTGGTATGCGTGAAGCTGCATGTGCCGCATGGATTTCTCGCCATAATAAATTTTCGACCTGATGCCACGTAGGTGCTGTGGTTATCACTTTACTGTTTGGATGCGTGTACAAAAACCATAAAGCCACCCAAGCGGCTACTTTTGTCTTTCCCACACCGTGGCAAGCACGGACAGCAACACGCTTGTGATCCCTAACTGCCTCCAGTATTTCTTCCTGCTTTTCCCACGGATCACCACCTAACACTTGGCGTACAAAAAAGACAGGGTCTTGCCTCGCCCTGTCCAGTATTTTTTTAGCTTGTGTTCTGCTCATTTTCATCAACCATCACTGCCTGCACCAATTCCGCCCACGTTGCTACACCGTCAGCTAAACGGCTCATGGGGTCATCCCCTAAAAGTTCAGCCTTTTGTTTTATTGCTTGACGCATCTCGCTCTGCAGCTTTTCCCGCAATTGCACTAACGACAGCGGTATTTTCCCCCGTTTTTCTATTAAATCTTTTAGCCAGGCCGTGGTTGCCTGGCTTAATTCAAAATTATCGCTTATGGTTGCATCAAGCATTTCGATATCAGATAATCGCTTTTTAACGGTTCTTTGATACTGTTGCTGGCTTTTCTGATATTGCTCCCTTACCTCAGCTTTCACATCGAAATGTTCATTAAGATGCTGCCAAATTGATTTATAGCTAATTTCTTCACCGAATTCTTCCTTAAGTTTTGCGGAAATCACCCTCGCACTTAAGCCATCTTCTTTTGCCCATTTCTCAATCTCGACCCGGTGCTGGCTGTTGCATACCTTGCACCGGGAGGAATATCCAGCCGGCATCCGGGTCACCTCCTTGTTACTGTTACTCTTGTTACTGTTACGGTTGTTACGGTAACGGGTATGAAAAAAGAGCCTGTTTAAGGCTCTAATTCTTAATATCAGTTATTTATCGTCATACTTAATTTCTAACTCATCTAATTTCCCACACTTAGGACAATAAATTGTGGCTTTTAAAGGTAATATATAACCATCCTTCTCCACACTTTTTATGACATAATAAATCCCAACTTTATTATTAGGGATCGTTTCTACATCCATCAACCTACTTG